CAGTCTTTTTTAATCATATTAGGATATAGTTCTGGATCAATGATTCTCAAACCTCTGCCAATCATCTGAACCATTGTGGATTTGTAAGAACATGGCCTTGTCAGAACAATGCACGATACTGGTGGAGCATCAAACCCCTCAGTTAAAACAGCTACATTCACAACTACTTGAACGTCACCATACTCTAAATCGTGCAAAATCTCTGATCTATCTGTTGAGGATGTTTCGCTTGTTACAACTTCTGCATTTATATTTTCAGCCAAGAACTCACCAAGCAACGCATTTGCATGACTAATTGTAGAACAAAACACAACTGTCTTTCGATCCCCTGCCTTATCGATCCACTCTTTAACTACTCGCTGATTAATAACAGTTCGGTTCATAATGGCATCGACTTGTTCCATATCAAAGTCGTTTGCTAGTTTGCGAACTTCGTTTAGTTTGTCCTTAACACCAACGTCAATAACGTATGCTCTTGGTGGAACTAAAAATCCTTCTCGAATAAGTGTCGTTAGCTCAATCTGATGTGAGCAATTATCAAATACACTTTTTAATGCTTTCTTGTCACCTCTGTTTGGCGTAGCTGTAAAGCCAACAATCTCTGAGTGTTCATTGTCATCTCGCACAGCATTAATAACTTTTTGATATGTTTCTGCGGCGACGTGATGGCTTTCATCAATTACAACCATGTCAAACTTAGGTCTTTTTGCCAGATTATTATCCCTTGATAATGTCTGAACCATAGAGAAAACCGCCTGACCATCCCAGTCCTTTACAGAGCCATTAACAATGCTTGTTTTAATATCTGGGTTTATCTTGCTAAACTTTATCATGTTTTGCTCTACAAGCTCGTCACGATGCTGAAGAACTAGGACACGATTACCTTTTTTATATCTTTTACCAACTAACGCAGAGAGCATGATTGTTTTACCAGCACCTGTAGGCGCAACAACAATCGTATTTTTTCTATCGCTTAGTGCTTTCGATGCGTCTGATACCGCTACATCTTGATATGGCCTTAGTATCATAATTAACCTCTAGTTGGAGTGGAGAGAATGGTGAGGGGTTTGTGGCACTCTGCCCCTCGTCAGAGTGTGAATCGGCGTGGTCATAAACACCTTAGCCACTCACATTTAACCTTTTATCTAGCCCAATCAGGAACTGGCCCACTTGCTGTGGCCTGCGGTTGAGGGGCTTGGCTCGTAATAGGAGCCGCACCACCAGAAATAAAATCCTTTGAGTTCGGAGTAAGAACTATTAAAATTTTATTTTGATCCGCGTACCCATTTGTACCTTTTTCGACCTTAACTTTAGCACAGATCTCCATGCCATTCAACTGGTCGATACCTGAGATTTGTCTCTTGGACTGTGCCGCTTCGGACATATCCGCAGGATCAAGGTTGTTATGGCTTTCGATAATAGATCTAAGAGTTCTTAGACCAATCTCTTTAGCCACAGGGATACCGCTTTGGCCCATTTTATCACCGTCTACAAAGATATTATCCCAAACTTTTCTACGGTCATATGGCCCACCAAACACAGTTAATTCTAACTGAGCCCATTTTGCTCCAGTATTGACTGACTTTTTAAACCAGTTACCTCTACCAAACTCAGGGATTTCCATATCTCCGGGTTTTAGTGAGATGATTGCACGAACTACAGTTCCGTGTGGAATGAGTTCAAATTCTCTTGTTGATTCGTCAACAGGCGTATTATTTAGATTCAGCATCATTAGCTCCTTTTTCCATATTTTGAGTTTTGGGATCGACAAATTCCAACGGTCTATCTGACTGTGGTTTGCCACTACCCATCTTTGCGATTAGTTTACCTAAGTGAGGCTCTTCGAGAGTTTCAAGCCTGCCAGAGCGATCCTTCGCAGGATAACCCCATTCATTTAATGGATTACATACAAAAGCACGAAATTGTCCATTTTCTCCAGTCAAGATTGCCATTGTGATTAATTCATCAACAATTCCGGGCATTTCACGACCAGTTTTTGCACCTTCAATTTGAAGGGAATATTGTTTTCTACCGTAGTCATCTGTGTACTCATCTAAGATACCTACAAAGATAACATTCTTTTCACGAATGTGTTGTAGATGTGTTAGCCAAGCCATCATTTCACGACCGTGTAAACCGTAGGCGGCTCTAGTATCTAACTTACCACTTCTATCTGACTTGCACTCTGGTTGCTGTAAACACCATTGAAAACACAACCGACCTGCAACCGTAATACTATCGACAAACAAAGTATCGTACTTGTTCATCATCGCTTCACGATCACCATATTGAGCCGATACATATTCAAAATGCTTTTGACCAAACACAGAGTCTTCTGCAAGAGATGGATTGCTGCCACCTAAGAAACACGCAAAGTCACGACACTCTGTCCATGTTCTAGGTCTAATGACATCTACTGGTAATCCTTCGATTGCGGCATCACCAGCTTCTAAATCCATAAATAGAGTCTTATCGGAGTCGAGTGTTCGAGCGAGTGTAGTTTTACCTACACCACTCTGACCACACACAACAATCTTGTGACCACGCTTTTCTTTCATGCGTTCGTCAGCAGAAATAATTTTTAGTCCACTTGACATCTTATGTCTCCTCTTCAATTCTATCGATTTTAAATTTACCCATTTCAGTAACACGACATGGCTCTAACATATCCTTAATCTTCTTATGAGCCGCAGTGTAAACACGCTCATCTACAGAAAATGTTACCTTTGCAAAGTGATTAGCATCGTCTGGGTTCATTTCCTCAAACGCTTTTTGCAACTTATCGTTGTCCCACTTTACTTTTTTAGGAATGTTAATTTTAAACCTACTGTTGCCTTCTGAAATAGTAGCTGTGCCGAAGTCTTTGCCCTCAGAACGCAAAGTATCTCTTGCTTTCTTTAGAAACAAATCTTCTAGCTTCTCATCAATTTCTTTTAATTCTGCGTTTAGATCTTTTACGACAAAGCGTAATTCTTCACGTCTATCAAATAGCTCAATGCCATCCATTTTATGACCTCCTTTATATTAGTTTTGTTCACGGACACATTTGTCCCACAATGTACTATTTATGTCAAGAGGTTTTTTTACTTAAATATATTTCAATACCTAAACAGGCTTTCATCAGCTTCTTTTTTAATTTGAACTCAGGTGTTTCAACGCCTTTAGCGTCTTCTACAATTTGTGTCCAATTGCCATTCATATCTTGCTTTTTGTACCTGAAATCCGCAATATAAGTACAAATCTTTTCTCCGTTTACTTCTAGTGCAAAGCGAACTTGAAGTTCTAAATCTTTTACTGTTCCAGCTTTTTCAAGCGCCTTTATATAAAGATAACGCTCAGATTCCCATTTAGAATCAAACTTTATACCGTTAATCGTTACCTTTTTATTATTGTATTTAGACCTTGACCCAAATCTTCTGGGATTATATGGTGCTTTTACTAACATTTTTTAAAAAGGACTCCTTATTATGCCAAATCCGCTTAAATATAAATCTGTAAGCCTTACTTTAGGCGCATATGACAAACTTGTCCATGTAGCTGACGTAGAAGATAGATCAATAGGAAGACAGCTTTCTAGGCTTGTAGATCAAGCTTACGCAGAGGTTAAGCCTATGCCATACAAAGAACTAGCGACTAATTCATCAACATCAAGATACGGTATTTCTTCGGCGCATGACTCTGTAATCGAAGACGATTAAGGTTTTAATAAATCTGCACTACCAAGGCCACCAAGCAACGTAGCCGCTACTGTTGGATCTCCCATCGCTCTTTGACGTATAGAAGTTTTAGCACTTAGTGGGGATGGAGGAACTACTTTATAAGGTAAATTACTTAAAGCACCGGGTTTAACATCAGGCACAGGAGTATTCCTTGTAGGTGTTCTTGCTGGTGTTTTTGAGCTCATATTAGCTTTTGCAGTATTAGTTATTAAATTTTTAACTCTGTCAGTTTCTTTTGAAATACCCTGACTGGAAGCCTGTCCTGTAAATTGAGATATTGCAGAAAATATCAAGTCTGAAAAAACTTCTCCTGATGTTTTTCCTTGACCTGTTAATTGTCTATAATCTCTCATAAATCTTTTATAAAATAAATCAGAAGAAAACATTCTTCCCAAAACAGTAAATTTTGCTATTTTACCTAAATTTTGCAAAGGACTTGCCGCTATACTTGCCGCAACTAACTCACCACCTTCAGCAGATTTAGAATTTAATTTTAAAATTTTACCGAATTGTTCCATTTCTTCTGCCATATTATCGCCAAAAATTTTTGCATTTTTAGCTTTGTCATCTATTAATTTGTTAGCAAATGCTCTAAATTGAGTTGGATCTGTTAAAAATTTTGCATCAAAATCACCTATTAGATTATCCATATAGGAACCTCTAAGTACTTTTTTACTAGCCTCATCATTAAAATAAGTCATTACTTTTTCTACATCAGAAGCTTTAGTATTAGGATTATTAATATATGCCGCCGCTTCTACATCATCTAAAGTGCCATTTGTTAATTTTTTAACTAAATTATTTCTTTGAAATTCATTTTTTTGGGCTCTTTTACTTAACAATCCTCTTAATAAATTAATTCCATCATCAGCAAATACGTTTCCTTCTTTTAAAGCACCTACAAGTCTTTCATCTATACTGCTTAAAGATAAAGAATCCATTTGTTCTGCTAATTTTTTTACTTGAGCCGCTTGAGGGCCGAACAATTCATCTGCCGTTGTACCTAATTTTTTATACGCCGTAGCAAATTGTTTTCCACTAAATTCAGTGGGTTTAAGAGGT